CTAGCAGTCGCCGCACCAAGCTGTTCAAGTGCTGTGTACACCTTGATCTGGACAGCGCCAGTCAGGTTTAAGTCTCTAGATTTCATTTATTTTTCTCCGCAATAATTACTTTTGCTAGCTTGCTACAAGCATCATCCCACTCTGCAACATCGGGTGCTGCCATTAGTTCTTGCGCCAAAGCTATCAACAATCTATTGAGCTCTGTCAGCCGCCTGATCTCATCGACCAAGGGTTGTTGCGCTGCTGCAACAAATAAGTCTGGCTGCATCATGTCTCCTCCCTGTGTTTTGCAAGTGCTGCGTTAGCAATTTTTTTGACTACACCACCAAGACCGTTGGAATCTATGACCGACATACAGGCTACCAAAGCCGCTGCTAAATCCTGATTTACGTCGGTCAACCTAAACACCTCTGCCTCACACTCTCTTGCCCATCGCCAGCCTTCACGCTCGGACTGGCGCAGCAGATCATCAGGTATTTCCGTTGCATACCGAGGCACTCCGCCTGTGTAGCTTTTAACTGGTCGCTCAATTTCCTGCCCGATGTCTGACATCTCTTGCCAAGTGGCTTCTTTTATTTTGTCTGTCATGCCTTGTTCTCCTTGTTATGCTGCCGTGTCTTTGCATTGAGCTCACACTGTGCGCAGCGCCACCTGCGTGTAGTCTTGTGGTCGATTACCTTGCTGCCCTCAGTAACTAGCCTATGCGTCTGACAGGCTGTGCAAAATTTACGCTCCATATCTCACCTCAGTTACAAACTGTTTGTCCGTTGCCTGTGTACTGGCACAAACGCAGTGTGTTCTCTGCGCCTTGTGTGTTCACCAGGCTTTGCCCATTGCCAATGTCTTGCACGCTACCGTAGCGCCCAGTCTGCGGGTCATTAAATAACTTGAGCCCGTCTATTGGAGTCTGCGTCACGGTGGCTGGCATAAGCGAGAACAAAGGCTGCTCACGCTGCTGCGGTGTGGGTGACAGCACACTCGTGCCACCCTCCCACAAAGACATTGGTTGCTGTGCGTGCGCTACCGAACAGAACGCCATCAGGATTAGTGCTTTACGCATACGACCTCCTTGGTGGTGTCATAGCCATGCGTCTTGTACATATCGTGCTTGGCTTTGATGTCAGGCTGCTCAGAGGCACGGACATAATTGTGCTCCTCAACCCAGCGCTTCTCAATATTGGTCTGATTAGCGGGTGTGTATTTTTGGTTGCTCATGCCTGCTCTCCCATCAGTTTAGCTTTGCGTGCGCTATGAAATTGAATATGCAATACCTTGTCCTCGGTATTCAGCTTGGCGAACATAGGCTCATTGGCTACACGCAATTGACCTAGTTTTTCCATGCGAGTCTCAGGCTTGAGCTTGGCTGAGTTAGTCACCTTGTCGCACAGCTCCTCATACGCACGCTCCCACGCCTGCTGATCTGGACATACGAACGGCTCCTTGCCTGGCACAAATAGCGCCCAGAAATTATTGGTGTCGTAGTCTGGCTTCACCACCTCTTCAATCTCAACCACCTCAAACACCTCAATGTCCTCTGCATCCTCGGCTGCTGCCATCTGGGCTGCGGCATTGGCTTGTGCCTCGGCAATTACGTCTACTTCTGGCTCCACCACAGGTGCGGCGATGGCATCTAATGGGTTTGCAGGCTTAGGTGGCGTGATGTCACGAGGCGCTTGCTCTGTGGGGTAGTCCTGTGCCTCCTCGGCGGTGATGAGCCCCTTGAGCACGTCAGCAAAGGCATCCCGCAGGGCAAAGCCACGAGCACGCATCGCCATCATGCGCTTGGGGTACTGTGTCCACGGTCCCTGCTTACCCCAGAGCCCAGCACGCTTGGCATCCTCGACACTAAAGCGTACCGTCACAGGCGTGCGACCACGGCGCTTGGCAATGCAAACTGCGATAGGGTTGGCTGTGCCTTCACCCTCAAAGAACTCCTGCACGTCCTCACACACGCTACTGGCCTGCACAAGCGCCATCGCTGCGTCACCGTACACACTGGGCTTGCCATTAATCACGGCAATATTTTGTAGCGCCTGCATGGGTGCGAGACCGAGCTCCAAGCCCCATTGCACACACACTAAGATATCTTGGGGTTTACCCTGATACTGACGGGGAACCATGCTACTGGCAGCGAGTGTCTCTGAAAACTGCATGGCTTCTGCCATTGTCTGTGGCGCAAAGCCACTGCGGGTTACGATATTAGACATTAGATTTCCTTGATAGTAAGTGTTGACTGACGTGATACGGATGCGGGTTTAGCTGCTGTGATGCGTTCTGGCTGGGCTTTGTAGTGGCGCATAGGCCAGCGGATTTTGTAGAGCCCTGTCACGCCTGTGGTAGCCTCTTGCATGAATGACTTGATCTTGGCTTCACGGTCAGAGATCAGGTCAATGGCTGCCTTCATGTCCTCTTTGGCTTCCAAGATTTCCTGCGCCCACATATCCACACGCTCATCCAGTGTGACGGGCTCATCGTCTCTACCCACTGCCCACACACGGTCAGCGTCCTTGCTATCTTGTGGCGGGTAGTAGTCAATCGCACCCGTTGCCTGGTACGAATCTAGTTTTAACTGGAACAACTCGACCTCTGCACGGATGCGCTCCTGTGTCGCCTCATGCACCTCGAACAGGAACACACGCAACTTAGTGCCACGGTAGAGCGTGCAGACTGCGCCCCACTTAGCACCCACGATTGCCATCTGACCCTGCAACTGGATTGGACCACGCCACAATGGGGGCGAGTCCTCGACATCCTGCCCAGTCAGTTTGGCTTCGAGCACACCCACGCCTTCAAGCACAATGCTGTCTTTGCCCACCACGAATATGCCACGGTCTGGATCGGTCTCCACCACGAGCCCATGCCCATCGGCTGTGCCGTCTAGACTGCAACACAGAGGCCACTCAGCGTGAAATGACGCTTCAGTGTGGCTCAGGTTATAGGTGACCAGTCCCAAGCGCTCACACGCCTGCTGCAATATCTGATTCTCAAAGCGATTGCCCCAGTCTGCGGCCTCAATCTCTTTGTGCTCAGGCTCATTACCCTTGAGTGACTCAATACTCATGGTCAGCTCGTCATTGGGTGACGAGTATTTAGAGATGCCAAGCAAGCCTGGCAGACGTGATGCCGACATCATTGTGTTCGGCGTAAGTTTTCCCTCAGACATATTTAATTCTCCGTGTTTAAAATTAACTTGTACTCATATAACCCGTTACTCATATACCTACGCTCGACTGTGTGACCACCGAACCGAGGCTTACGCAGGTGTCGCAACTGTGCGCTTACGCTTGCCTCTGGATCGCCCGTCATGCGTGCCACTGCACTGAGTGTGTGCCACTGCTCATCCTGCATCGCCCACACTACCCTGTCTAACTGCTTACCTAGCCTTTGATTGTCACGCTCAGGCGTGTAATCAGCACCGTTAAATCTTACTTTTGTGAAGTCCATATCTTTTCTCCTAAGTCAGCGATAAATTTCTTACGCTTATGCGCAAGGTGTCTGCGTTCCATCCATGTCAAAAGCCCACCAATTGCCATGCAAACAGGCACGATAATCACAAGATAAAAAAGCAAGCTGATAATTTCCGACATATTTCCTCCAGTTTTTAAGAATAAAAAATCCCCGCACCCTCACCTATGTTGCCCTGGCTAATAAATTTCTGACTTGTGAGGGGTGCCAAGCCGTGCCGCCTCGTGGTGTCTGTACGCCTCGTGCGGTAAGCGCTGCCCCTATATCTCGCAGGGTTTGAGCGCCGCCCACAGTCTGTATATCCCTCACTACGGGCAACACTCGCAAGGCGTAAGCGCTTGCCTTGTCACTCATAGCGACAGCCCCAAGTGTGCCACCTCGTGTAGGGCATGGCGATCCCAAGCGCTTGCCATTGCGTTTAGCCTGCGCTAGTGCCGCCTTGGTGCGCTCACTGATTTTCTTGGCCTCATACTCTGCGAAAACGGCCATCATCTGCAAAAATACCTTATCGGCCTCTGGCATATCTGCGCAGATAAACTGAACGCCTGATTCCAAGAGGCCAGATATAAAATGCACTGAGCGTGCAAGCCTGTCTAGCTTGGCGATTATGAGCGTGGCTTTACAGCGCTTGGCGTGCGCTAGCGCTGCGATTAGCTGCGGCCTGTCTCTGCGCTTACCGGATTCTATTTCCTCATAGGTTGCTAGAATCTCGCCGCCTCTTGTGTACGCCTCAACTGCGAATCGCTGCGCATCAAGACCGAGCCCTGAGACGCCTTGCTTATCGGTACTAACCCTGTAGTAAGCTATGTATTTGTTTTCCATGTCTAACCCCTATATCCAGAGCGCAGCAAGCAAGGCCAGCGCAGCAAGCAAGGCCGCTGCTATGTCACTGTAAACAGTGCGAGCGCTTGGTGGCGTGCCATGTTGCATAGCATATAGCCACGCCTGGCGCTGTGTTGTGTGGTGGTCACGCATAATCTACCCCTGTGATGTCTATTTCAGTTTGCTTGCGTGCTGGTATCCAGTCAGTGAAAGGCGTGCTGGCTGCTATGTCCTGAGCGTACTCACTGTCGAGCGCCACAACATCAATATAAACACGCTGGATGTACTCCCCATAAACTCTATAAGTTTTCATTGTGTCACCTCAAAATAAGAGTAAGTGTTATCGTCTTCACGCAAGCGTACAGGGTTAATTGACTGCTCAATTAAGTCAGATAATGTTTCACTCATAAAGCCAGCGCCATCTTCTGAGCCTAAGTAATAAGCGCCTTTTGGGACCTGATCATATGCTGTATAGGTTTTCATGATTTCGCATCCAGTATAGTTTTTAAAAAATGGGTTACTTTGTCAGCGTCAAAATCCGATGAATCGGGATTCTCTAACAGCTCAAGAGCACGCTCGCATCCAGTACGCATTGCTGCGTATCGTGCGAGTATTTCTAGCATCTGATTACTCATGATTGATCTCGATTAATAAATACAGCATTGTTTTTTTGCTCATCGCTAGGCTCATTAATAGCGTGCCATTCTAAGCGCCCATACTTATCAAACCTTGCAACATCAAACAGCACCACATCAGCATGTGGCGATACAAACCCCACAATTTGGCCTTCAAACTGTGGCTTTATAGGTGCATTAGTTCCTGACATTTTCATCCCCTTATGCTGCGATGCTGATTGAGGTTGCGTCTAAGCCATTGACGTAATCGGCTGCTTTTTGTGCAAGCGCAGCCGCTTTAAAAATAGCCGTCTTATCGTCTTTCAGCGCCTTAAGCCAAGAGGCTATATATCCAGCGTGGCGCAGCTCACCATTAAGGGCGTGATCTTGGCAAAGAAAAGCAGCGCCGAGCTCTGCTACCAGTTCCTCAAACGCATAGGCGGGATTACCGAAACGGCCTTTTGATAAATCACGAGCTAGGCGATTGTCAGCGCCTGACCAGTGAATGAGCTCGTGAAAGGCCGTAGCGTAATAATGCTCAGGCGTGGCAAATGTTGGCTTGTTTGGTAACTGGATGCGATCAGCGCTAGGCATATAAAAAGCAGCGTCGCCGCCATGCGATACGATAGCGCCTGTCTTAATGATGCGCTGCTCTGCTAGGTCAATGGCTGAAAATTCTGTTGGCTCAGTGGCTGGCGCTGGTAACTCTAAGCCATCGCATTGCGAAGCGTTAAAAA